ATTTAAAAAAATACAATTTCTTGTTACAATCCTTGATTTTACTGTGTAACAACTCATTTTTTAAGTTCATTTTTTTTGCTTTTAGTTGTTACAATCCGCACCAAATCTATGTTACAACACGATTGTAAAAATTAGTTAAAATTACAGAATGCTTGAAAAATGGGACTTTTTTTTGTAACAACGCAAGGGTTGGTTGTTACAAATCAGGACTGGTGCGGGAATTGGTTATTTTGATAAAAATTAGATGTGCTGAAAACCGCACTGGGCAAGGGTTTGAGCAATAGTGCATAAAAACGACAAAATGTGCGTTTAATTGACTTGACAAAACGACAAGAGTAGATGTATTTTTGTAGCAAAAAGTTTTTATGAATAAAACAATTGAAACGCTTGAAAGAAAAGCAAAGCAAGGATTAAGTGCAATTAAGACATTAGCATTGACAATTATGAAAAAACTTGGTTTTTCTACTTATGCAAGTGCTGATGGTTCAATCATCTTGCAATTCCCCGATGCAGAGCCCAAAGAGGGCGATAAAGTAATTGCAGAGGTTGGAGGTGAGATGATTGAGACATATACGGGAGATGTTGAAATCGTGGGAGAAAGCGGCAAGTTTAAAGTTACTATTGTAGATGGTATTGTGAAATCAGTGCAAAAGATTGAAGAGGTAGAAAATTCGCAAGGGGAAGCGAAAGACACTAATAGTGAAAATGTTGCAATGTCTAATGCAGTAAAATCAATAGAAATGGCGATTGCAATTAAATTAAGCGAGTTGAAAAAAGAGAATGAAGCAATTAAAAACGAGTTGAAAGAAGTTAAAGAAAAATTTGAGGTCCTAAGCAAACAGCATCAAACACTTTGGGAAAAATATAATCCAATTAAAAAAGAAACATCAAATAATTCAAATACAATCAAAAAATTCTACTAAAATTTTAGTTTATGCAAATCATTTCGCAAAGTGATACAGAAGTATTAGTGAAGTTTGAAAGTGCAGAAATAAAGGCACTTTCGGGGCAATACAATGAGAATTTAATCTACTCATTTACACCTCAACAATTAGAAGCAATTAAAACAAAAATAAATCAAACAAAGCAACAAACAAAAACAACAAACAAATAAAAACTAAAAGACAATGGCATTCAATTTATCATTACTTAATCAATGGATAGAGGAGAGAGCGGGCAACATCATTCAGTTGCCGATAGAAAGAGATGGCTCTCTTGATTACTTTGATAAAGTAACTAATGTGTCAGGTCAAATAACTAAACTACCTGTCATTGACACTGATGTTACTGCATCAACAGATCCTTGCAATATCAATGCAACAGGGCAAGACACGATTAAACAATTCACTATTACTACAAAGCCCTTCAATATCCGCAAAACTTGGTGCTTGCAACAATTGAAGCAATACTTTGCAACTCAATGGTTGCCTAACGATACTGAAATGCCCAAAGAATTTGCGGCTTTGGACACACTTGTTGAAAATGCTTTACTTAAAGTAGCATTGAAACAATCAAGACAAGTGTGGATGTCAGATACAGGAGTTGCCGCATTTCCCAATGATTTCAAAGCGTTTGACGGATTGATAAAACAATTGCAAACAAATGTTCCTGCGGTAAATCAAAACACTTTGCCATCAGGACAAACGATAACTACTGCTAATATCATTAACGTAATGGACGAAGTGATTGGCAAGTTGCCAGTTTATACAGGGCAAGAGTTAGTAGTGTTTGTTCCTGCTGAATTAGTAAGGAAATTGACGATTGCGTTGCGTAATGCAAATTATTTCCATTACACAGCAGACCCGCAATTGGCGGAAAATGGTGCGTTGAAGCCATTCTATTATCCAGGCACCGAAGTGTTGATTGTGCCAACGAGTGGTTTAAATTCAAATTCTGTTCCTTCTCAACCATTATCAAAGAAGCAATGTATTTATGCGACTTACAGAGGCAATCTAACATTAGCGTATAACATTTCGCTTGATGATAGAGTAGTGTTTTATTCTGATTATCATAAGCAATTAGTGATGGACATTCAATACGAGATTGGTGCAGGAGTGAAGGACTTTACATTTGTAAGCGAATTCCACTTGACACCATAATCAATTAAATAACTAATAAATAAAACAAAAAGATATGCCTTGCAATTTGACACAAGGATTTACGCTTGGATGCAAAGAATATGCAGGAGGAATAAAGGAAGTGAAAATAAAAGCACTTCCTATCAATCCTGCGGATTTCACGATTAGTGCGGGAAATCAAGTAACAATTGCAGCAGGAAGCGAAACAGGATGGTATAGATATCAATTTAGACAAGAGACCGCATCATTTACTGAAACTACTAATGTCAATGAACAGAATGCTACTTTATTTTTTCAAGACGAATTGAAATTTAAGTTAGAAAACTTGTCTGCTGCGAATTCACAAGAGTTGCAGACGCTTGCAAAAAACAATGTATTAGTAGCGATTAAGACGAATGCAGGGAAGTGCTTGTTAATGGGCTTGTTCTATGGTGCGTATATGACCACCACGCAAGCCACGACTGGCACGGCTTTCGGAGATTTCTATGGATATGAAGTAACATTGCAGTATAAAGATACTCATCCAATTTATGAAATTTCAGAATCTCAATATAACAGCTTAACTCAATCTTAAATAATCAATTAAAATGAGATGCTTCAATTACAACGCAACACCACTAATGTTCTTATCATTAGTAACAATGTAAATCACGATACTACTCAACCATACAGGATTGAATTTAGAGGGCTTGCAGATAATGTTATACAAACGATAAATAATGTTGCAAACATATCTGCAAGCCCTTCGCGTTTTATGATGTTTCAATTCAACGAACCAAGCGACATTCAATTAAGCGAACAGATGTATGAAGTGAAAGTATATGATAGCAATAATAAGTTAGTTGCATATCAGATTGCGAGATGCGGCGTAAATACTGCGACAGCGACGATGTATAATAAGACAAACACAAATACTTACTATAAATGAAAGAGATTTTGAAACAAATAAAAATGCAAAGCGTAGCCACGCCTGTTGTCAAGGAAAGTGGCAAAGTGCTTTACTACGGCGGGAGAAATGAGTTCTTTCAATACTTAATTGATTTATATCATTCATCAAGCAAGCATCAAGCGTTGATAGACGGGAAAACGCTTGCAATTGCGGGAATTAGCGACTTTCAGTTTAATGATGTAAGAAAAAGAATGATAAAGGATTATTTAGTATTTGGCGGTTGTGCGATGCTTATTGAAAAGGACTTAAATGGTAAAATAGTAGATGTTCAGTATTTGAATTATTCAAGCATAAGAAAAATAAAAGACGATGAAAGTAAAGTAGCAGTAGCATTTAAGGACAAATGGGTAAATTCAAAAGAAGTGTTCAAATACAGCAATAATGCAAGTTGCAAGTATGTTGAATTGCCCGTCTTTCAAGCGAATGAAATAGAGAAGTATTCAGTGTATTTAATTGAAAACATTGGCTATTCAAATATCTATCCTGTGCCTGATTACATCGGGGCTTTGCAGTATATTGAATTGGACTATCGCATATCTAATTATTGGAATAACAGCGTTCGCAGAGGATTTTCTGCGAACTTCATCATTTCAATACCTGCGAAAAAGCAGACAAATGAGGAAAGAGATTTCATTGAAGAACAGATTGCATCGCTATTTAGCGGAGATGAACAAGCAGGAGGTTTCTTGCTTAATACATTTGTTAGACCCGAAGAAAAGATAAGTGTTGAAAAGATTGATCAGCAAGATATAGGAGCCATCTTTGATACCTTGAATAATGCGGTTCAGCAAGAGATTTTCATTGCACATAGAATAACATCACCGATGTTGTTTGGCGTTCGTGTAGAAGGGCAATTGGGCGGAAGGAATGAAATGATTGACGCTTGGAATTTATTCAAAACCACTTATGTATTGCCGAAAAGACAAGAGATAGATGAACATTTGTTTAAGTTGTTTGGAAAGTTTGAAGTGAAAGATAACGATATAATCACTCGTGATATCAGCGAATTAAAAGGTATATTGACAATAGATGAGATACGGCAATCATTAGGATATTCGCCACTTTCAGCGGAGCAAAAGCAAGACATTGAGCAAATAAAGATGAAAGCGGTGGAGTTATTGAAAGAAGTGGAAACTCCCGTTTTGAAAGAAGTCAAATTTCATCAAGTTGATGATGTTGTTGAGAAGCCCACGAAGGAAAGCGAAGCAAGGATATTGCTTAAATTCAAGCAAGCGATTGGTGAGATAGAATTAGAAATACTTAAATGGATATTAAGAGACAAATCATTGATGAAAGATATACGTCTTTTATCAGGAATAGTGGGCATTTCAGCGACATTGACAAAAGAGTATTTGCAGTTGTTGAAGGATGATGGATACATTGATGAGAACGGCTTGACACCGAAGGGATTGAAAGTGGTGAATGAAAATAATGATATAATAAAGAAAGAAATACGATATTCTTACGAGTGGATTTACGGCTTTGACGATAGTGATAAAAAAACTTCAAGAGAATTTTGCAAAAAACTAATGGCTGAAAGCGAAAGAAGGAAAAGAGAAGGAAAACTATGGAGGCGTGAAGATATTGATAAAATAAGCGAAAGAGTGGGTTACGATGTTTGGAGTATGCGTGGCGGTTGGTATCGTGTGAAAGGCACGGAAATAAGCATTCCGCATTGCAGACACAATTGGAAACAGCACCTATTCATTAAATAAAAACACTATGGCATTACCAATTTACAAAATGGTTGTTGATGAAAACGGCGAAATACAAGCGATTGCATTGACCGATGCACCTGCCATCGGTGTAAATTTTATTGCATTTAAGGACCAAAAGAAAAAGATTTATTTCAATGATGATAAGAGAATAATTGTCTCACCGCTATTGATACCAAATAAATTGATTTATCGGTATGATGATGAAATCGGCGAATACTATGTAACTATTGAGCCAGAACAAATAAAATTAGTAGCACAAAAAATAATTGGCAAGCAAATTATTTTTAATTTTGAACATACATCAAAAATTTTTGATGATGTGTTTTTAGAAAGTGTCTTTGTCAGCGACAAAGACGCAGGCATTGAAAACCCGCAGTATTTCAGCGATTTACCGAACAACACTTTGTTTATAGTTGCAAAAGTATTGAACGATGAAGCGTGGCAAATGATTAAGAATAAAGAGGTGGTTGGCATAAGTATTGAAGGATTATTTAAACTCGTGAAAGATGATAGCACCGCAGAAGCCACGCCAATTGCGGCAAACAGCGATATTGAAAGATTGAATAACTTACTAAAATTATTTGAATTATGATTTTGTTAGTATCACCAAAATACATTAAAGACAATTATTTAGTTGATAACAATGTTGATGATACATTGATTGTTAATGCAATTACTGACGCACAAGAGATAAACATACAAGAGTTGATTGGCACAAAGTATTTGAAAACCTTGAAAACACAGGTGCAGACAAATACATTGACTGCACAAAATATAACATTACTTGATGATTACTTATTGCCCGCATTGATAAGATATTCACTTTATTATTTACCGCTATATTTGAATAACCGCATTACTGCGGCAGGCATTGTTACGAAGAATACTGATAGAAGCACAGCGGTTGATAGCAAGGATTTAGACGATATGCGGGAGGAATTAAAGAATATGGCAGATTTCTACGCACAAAGAATGTTGCGGTATTTGATTGCAAATAAAACGCAATATGCTGATTACTTAAACATAGATGATATTTCTCAAATGATAGGTCGTTTGAACGCTTATTCATCAAGCAATACGCTTAATTTAAGTGGAAAGCAGTTTATGGTTGATAGATTAAAGAATTTAAATAGAAGCAATGATAACTACTATTACAAGAGATGGCTACTCTATTAGACATAAAGAATTTGTTTGAAACGATTTGCACTGCACATTCGCAAGTGCAGTCATTTCATTTTGATTATTTAGATAAGATTGCAACAAAAAAAGATGTTGAATACATTGCAGTATTGATGGCACCTGAAAGTGTTGATATTTCAAGGGCTTCAAACACTTTTAATTTTCAATTAGTAGTTCTTGATAAGGTTGATAAGCAAAATGAAAATGATTTAATAGTATTAGAGAATGCAAGACAAGTGTTACTTGATATTATTGCAGAGGTAGAGTTGAAATCTTATGCGACAATGGGAATAGTGAATGGTGCTAATCTTTCAATTGATGATGTAAGAGATAACTTCAACGATGATATAGTAGTTGGTTGGCTGACGAGAGTAAGCATTAAAGTGCCTAATGAATTAGACGCTTGCGGAATACCTTATCAAATGCCGCCTGGCGTGGTGTTACTTGAAAATAATTTTCCATTACTTTTAGAATTTTAAACTATGAGTGCAAAAAAAATTTCGCAGTTAATACAAAAGAATAATTTAAACGATGCAGATTTATTTGTCATAAGGGATAGTGTTTCCCTTGACAACCGCAGTATTTCTGCGGTAAATATGAAAAGTTATTTTGGCGGAGGTTCAGTTGATTGGGCTGATATTACTAATAAGCCATCAACATTTCCACCATCTTCGCATACGCATCAGTTGGCTGATATTGCTGATTTTCCAACAGGTTCAAAGGGAGATGTTTTTATTCACGACGGCACGAGTTGGCAAGCGGGAGATGTTGTAATTATTCGCAACATCGCTTGGTTTCAAGCGAATGCGAATAATGTTTTACGCAAGAATACGATAGTATATCTACAAGAAGACACTAATTGCTACAAGGTTGGAGATGGAGTAACTACATTAAAGAATTTAAAGTGGTGGATAAATAAAAACTACGGCGATGTTTCAATTAGCGGATATAGTGGAATTTTCGGCAGGAACACAGCAACAGGGAAAGATATTACGCATTCTGTTTTGGGGCAGACGTATGCTAATATAACGCTTTCTTTCTCAAACGAAATTAGAGGTTCGTTTGGATTTCTTACCGAACCTATGACTATTGAACAATTAGGAATATTTACACCGGTACACAATAATTCAGGGGGGGCAGTTCAAGCAGAAATAGGGATTTATCAACCAAATTTTCAGACAAGACAAAATACATTAGTTGCAAGAACTAATTTATCTGCAATAACAGCCGGTGTGAATTTCTTTCCGTTGCAAACAGTGGTTACATTACCAAGCGGAATATATCTGTTTGCGTTTAGGCAAGTAGTGCCATTTGGTAGTAACTTTCAACTTAATTATATAAATCATTTTAATCAAATAGCTTACATTATGGATAATAATTATTCAAATCAATCTCTTTTATATTTGACCAATCAATCGTCCCTTCCAAGTAATTTGGGTTTTCCTAATTTTGCAGGATCTACTTTGTATATTTTACTTTTAGGTCAAAGAATTTTATCAACTATATAAAATAAAAAGCTATGCAGTTATTTAAGTATAAAGATTTTGTATCAATTTACGCAGAATACGGCACTTACGAAGGTATAATAAGAGGAGAAGCAATTGATGTAAAAGATTGCGAGCCGCAGTGGATATACGAAATGTATATGCGTGGTGAGATATCATTCATACAATGTCGCAGATTGCTGAAAGAATGCGGGAAGCAGGTGGATGGTGAAATTGCGAACATATTTAAAATAGGCAATCATTCAAATGATATAGATATACTAACTGAATACTTTAAGCGTTCGCAGGAGGAAAGAAACAAATGCTATCAAAGATTTATCACTTATTGCAGAAAGAACGATGAGGATATTTTTAATGTTTTAATTACTAATTATTTTTATTTTAATGAATATGTGTTCAAAAACAATTACGATGCTTTGCTTGATTTAGCAAGCAATTCAGCGACTATTGAATACATCAATGAATACTTAAAGAATTAACTATGAATGAAAAAATAAAACATATACTTGCTAATTTGCTTGAATTTATTGGTATTTCAATAATGTTTTTATATTCTTGGTTAGTATCATTGCTACTAAAAGAAAAAGATGTAGTAGTTACTTTTTTTATTTTGATGATGATTGATACGGTATTAGGCATTATTGCTTCAATAAAGAGAAAGATAAAAATAACATCAATTAGATTAGCATTTGGCATTTCATTTAAGTTGATTATGTTTTTAGTTGTGGCTATTTTAGGCATATTCATTAAGCACTACGCAGGAGTTGATGTAGTGAAGCCGCTTGTGTTTTTGGGTGCAATTGTTGAAGCGATTTCAATTAAAGAGAATTTAGAAATAATTTATCAAACAGATATTCTGCAATCAATGATTGACAAAATAAAAAGACAATTCAAATACAAAAAAGATATCAAAGAAATATACGACAACATAAAGGATATTAAGAATGCAATCGGTAACGACAATTCAAATAATCAATGAAAACATTACTGAATTCAGCGAAGACACTGCAATAGTAAATGATGGCGTATTTGATGTAATAATGCAAATCATTGATGGAACTAATGGAAGATATACTATTTCAATAATCAATGGCAGTGCGACAATAATAAAATTTAAACATTTAAAAACACTTTACCATAACTGCGGTTGCAAACTAACTGAACAAAAAATAATTGCAATTGCGGATGAACAGACAAAGATTGAAATAAGAAAATTATGACTATAAATGAATTGCTTAAAACATATCGCATTACTTCGCCGTTCGGCGAAAGGACACATCCTATCTCTTTGCGAAAAGAGTTTCACAACGGCGTAGATATTGCAACGCCCATTGGCACGCCAATCACGGCACATACTGATTTAGTGGTGCTAAATGTTTGGCAAGACCATATTGGCGGATTGCAGATGAAAGTAGCAGATGATAAATATATCTACGGATTAGCCCATTTATCAAGGGTTCCAGTGCATATCAACGCAATAGTAAAGAAGGGGGAAGTGTTTGCTTATACAGGAAATACAGGCAATTCAACGGGAGCACATTTACATCTAACATTAAGAGAAAGAGCATCATTACGATTGCTTGACCCTTTGAAGCATATTAAGATACTAATGCTATTCATTGCTATGTTTCTTTTTTCTTGCAGTGCAGAAAGGTATATTGATAAAGCAGTGATGAAGCGTTCGCCGAAGTTCGTGCTTGAATACACGATATCAAAGTATGGTGATAGTTACTTGACGAGGATTAGAGACACTATTATAGATACTATTTATACGCAAGGATTTAAGTTTGATACGCTTTTAATAGGCAAGGTGATAGATACTATCACTATCAATAAAAACAACGCTATAATCAAAATTTTCAAGCATTACGACACGATTTACACAGCGGTTGAAGTGAAGCGAGACACGATATACAGGATAGTTTATAGAGACCGCTATATTGCAGAAAAACAGCAATTAGAAAAGAAAAACAATTACTCAATACTATACATCATACTTGCATCAGTAGTTATTACTTTAATCATTCTCACCACTATTGCTAAAATGAAATGAAAATAATTATTGATGAAAACATATTCAATAAATGGGCTTTACCACTGCACTTTGACAATGAGAGAAGCAGCGAGTGGGTGCTTTACGGCGGTGCAGGAAGTGGCAAATCTTATGCAGTTGCTACTCACCTGATACTTCAAGCACTTCAACAGCCATACTTTCGTTGCCTTTATTTACGCAAGGTTCAAAGGACAATCAGAGGTTCGCAGTTCTTATTGTTCAAAGATATAATCAATACTTTCAAACTAAATGATTTATTCAAGATAAAAGAAAACGATATGACGATTGAATGCACAATCACTGGCAATCAGTTGATAGCAGCGGGAGTTGATAAGGTGGAGAAATTGAAATCTGTGCAAGAGCCAAACTGCATTTGGATGGAGGAGGCAACGGAATTCACGGAAAGGGACTATATGCAATTAAAGTTGAGATTGCGGACACCGAAAGCACACAATTATATGATATTGACCTTTAATCCTGTGTCGCAGCAGCATTGGTTATACAAGCACTTGCAACGCACGACTGACAAGGTAGTGATAAAGACGACTTATCTTGACAATAAGTATGTAGATGATGGATATAAAGAGACAATGCTACAATTAAAGGAAATGGACGAGGACTACTACAATGTATATGCATTGGGAGAATGGGGAAATTCAAGCAAAGAGTTGATTTATCCGAAGTATAAAATATACAACGGCGATTGGCAAGATATTGAAGGAGAAAGTTTTTATGGGCTTGATTTTGGATTCTCTAATCCCACCGCACTTGTTGAATGCAAGATTGTGAGGGACAATCTTTATGTAAGAGAATTGCTGTATAAGACAAATCTTACGAATGAAGCACTTATCAATAAGATGAAGGAATTAAACATTGATAGATACTCATACATTTACTGCGATACTGCGAATGCTGACAGAATTCAAGCACTTTACGATGCAGGCTTCAATGTATATGCTTCAAACAAAGATGTGCTTTTCGGCATTCAGCAAGTTAATTCATACAATATCTTTATTGATAGTGCTTCATCTAATTTACTTAAAGAAATATCAATGTATAAGTTCGCAGTAGATAAGTTCGGCAATGTTATTGATAGACCTGTGAAATATAACGACCACCTAATGGATGCAATGCGATATGCAGTTACAACGCACAGCGAAACATTAGGATTAAAGAGCGAAATAAAAGTTATCAAACATAAAATAAAATACTTATGATTAAAAAATCTTGGGAACACTTGACAGTCAAGCAATACAAGGACATCATTGCTGTTGCTAAAAACACTGAATATACAGAGTTAGAAGCACTTTGCAAGATGATTGAAGTAATTTATGAAGTACCTTACGATACTTTGATGGCAATGAGTATTGATGAGATTAAGAAATATGATATTACTTTTTTGAAAGAGCCGATACCTGAATTCGTAATGCCTGTATTCACCACGATTGACGGCAAGAAATACAAGATTATTCAATTCATTAAGGACTTGAAATTTGGGCAGTTCGTTGATTTGCAACTGATATTAAGCAAAGTAAAAGATATTGATGACACTACTGAATACATTGACAAAGTAGTGTCTTGCTTTTTAATTGATGTTGAAACAAATGAATACATACCAAACATTGATTGCAGCAGTATGCCGTTTAAAGATGGCTACGGCATTATGCTTTTTTTTTCAAAATTCAAAAAGAAATTAGAGACAATTATACAATACTATTTAAGGAAAGAGGAGAAAAAGAGAATGAAAGAATTGCTGTTGATGTTGAAATAGTTTGGTATGATATCATTCATCAATTAGCGAATGAAGATATTACGAAGCACGACGCAGTGCTTGATTTACCTGCGATTGCTGTGCTTAATCACTTATCGTACTTAAAATACAAAGAGCAATGGAAGGCAAATTCAACTATAAAGAAGTATTAGAAATATACGCAAATCAATTGATTGGCTTAATGAAAAAGAATTTAATTGCTGCAATGCTTAATAGACAAAGAGAAGCAAGAGGAGGTGTTGTTGTGCCACCGACAAGCGAATTAGAGAAATCAATAATAGTTGATGTTGGATCAAACTATGTTTTAATCACGATGGATTACTATGGAAGGTTCATCAATGAAGGTGTTCGTGGTAATGAAAGCAGTTATGATAGTGCAAAAAATTCGCCTTATTCATTCAAAAGCAAAATGCCGCCAACATCAGTTTTTTCGGGCAAGACAGGATGGATAGCAAGAAAAGGTTTAATTGATAGAAGTGATATAAGACAAAAAACAGGAGCAAAAACAAAGAAGCAATTAAAGAAAGCGATGATTGAAGCAAATAAAACACTTGCTTGGAGAATTGCTAAATCAATACAAAAAAAGGGAATACCTGGATATCATTTTATTGATGACGCAATGCAAAGTGATTTAGTAGAAAAGATTGTAGATGTTTTAGCAGAGCATACAAAGAAAGAAATAATCGTAAAAATAGCATAAAATATGGCAGTTTCAGGGGTTCAAATACATCAAGTAGTTGGGCATAATAGCGACAACATCAATGTCTATCAAAGCACTAATGCGGGGAATAGCGGATTTAAATTTGTCATTGATGTATATGTGAATGGTATTACTTTTTGGGGACAAAATTTTTTGAGATTTTATGTTCCCACGATTGCAGGCACTAATCAGTGCAGGTTCAACATATCGCAAGTATTAAGAGATTTAGCGGTTTATCAATTGCCGCAGTATATTAGTTATTCAAGCACTATGCAAACAATCACAGGTGCTTTGGGCGGCAAGATTACTATTAAAGTAGGTGAAGCATATTACACGACATCTACTACTTATAGCATTTATCCTAACCTTTATTCTCACGATTGTTGGTTGGTTTATCACACTTACAATAAGGATGAATATGCAGTTGATTATTATTCATTAGGCACAACAACAATTGATAGAAGAAGGTTAAATAAATTCTTTTTAGTCCCTTTCAATTACTTATGGATAAATATGTTTGCAAATTCGCTTCACATTTCAAGCGGCAAGATTTTTGGTGCAATAAATTTATTGCCGTCAAGCGGTGGAGAGATATTTTTAGCACAAGCTGTTTTAAATAATAATGTAGAAGCAGTTACTACTAATAATCGTCTTTTTAATTTCTTAATTGGTGCTTCAATCGTTGATATTAGCGGAAGTTACTATACTTTCTATGATACTTTAAATTCTATTTTTACCAATGTCAATAAATTCAATGTTAATCAGCATTTTAATTTAGCAGAATTACCCGATGAATACTTGCAATCAATTTTTCAATACGAAGTAATAAGATGTTTAAACAATGATGGTATAATGCTTTATTGGATAAATAGTTTAGGGCAAGTAGATAGTTGGTATTTCCCGATTTACAAGAGAAAGCGGAGCATTGTTACTACTGATGTAAAATTGCAGAAACAAAGGGATTTTCAAAGCACTTTCGGTGAAAGATATTATTCAAGAGAAGATATTAGTATCACTGCAACATCTTACATCATTGACAATGATGCTGATATGCTTGGAATTTCTGACCTTTTCAGTGCGAAGTATGTGTGGTATAATACTGCTGATGACACTACATTAAGACAATGTTTTATCATTGACAAAAATGTTGATATAAAAAAATACAAGACAGATAAACTATATCAATTGACAATCAATATCAATGATGGCTATAAAATAATTGCGTAAAATATGAGCACACAAGCGAAAATACTTGCAAAACAAGGTAATCAATGGGTTGAATTAGATATTGACGAAAGCGTTGTAATTGCTGTAAATAAAAATATCTTTGATATTCGTGATATCACTAAAAGAAAAAACGACTACACGAAAACCATTGTCTTTCCTGCGACAGAAAAGAATAACACATTCTTTGCAAATGCTTACAATATCAATGTAGATAAATTATTTGATGTCAAACAAGGTGTAGATGTTGCTGTTTATCGCAATGATGTTGAGGTTTTGCGAGGTAAGATGTATTTGCTGAAAATAAACGACAATCAATACTCTTATAGTTATGAATGCACAATCGTTGGCAATATCGGTGATGTGTTTAAAAAATTAGATGCTTTGAAACTTGCAGATATTTGGGATAGTTCAGACACTTTTAATTACACATCGCAAGCAATTCAAAACCAAAATTCACCACCAAATAATCCTGCGGCATCTTCGCAATATCCTGTATTTATTGGGCTTTTTGATGGTGGTTATGCTATTACAGAGGATTATACTAACTATAAGAATTTAATACCTTGCGTATTTGTCAATAGAATACTTGAAAAAGCGTTCAACAAAGTAGGTTATCAATTAGACCCTTCAAGCGTCTTGTATAGCAATGCTGACAAGCGATGGAAGGTGTTTAAGTATTTGATGTTAGTGGCACAAAAAGAGTGGAGAAAGGTTGATTACAATACGCAAGTAAATAACTCAATGCAAGTAAATAATACTTCTGCATCATCTACTACTACTACTTACTATCCTTCATCTTTCATTTTTACGCAACATATTTTAAAAGCAAATAATGAAGTAACAGATGCAGGAAATCATTGGAACAATGCGACAAATAAGATTAGTTATACTGATGAATTTGTGCTATCAATTAAGTTATTTGGACAGGTTATTTTTACAAGTGATTACGCACATCCAAATAATGTAGTATTGCCTGTGAGATTTAAAGTGCATTTCAACGACTATAATCAATATGTTGAAGTGACTAAAAATATAGCATTCACCAAAACAGGTTCTGTATCTTTTACAAATGCTGATTATACTTACACGGGCAATGTAGATACTATTATTCAAGGCATCTTTGCTAATAAGATAAACAAACATATTTACATTGATATTGAAGTGTTGAATGCAGGCAATCCTTACAGCGGAATGCCTGTAAATACAAGCACTTGGTATTGTAAGTTTGTTCAACAAGTAGGCACTACTATTTACGCTTATCCGACAGAATATGCATTTGGCAATACTTCAATACCTATCAGCAATCTAATGCCCGATATCAGTGCAGGAGATTTTGTGCGTAATTTTTTGAAAGCGTTTAATTTGTTCTACAAAATAAGAGATGAGAATATCATTAGTATTCAAGCATTTGAAACATTCTATGATAAGACAAACATTATTGATATTAGTAGAAATGTTGATATTCAAGCGAAAGAGCAGTATATCATTAGTGATTATGTAAATCGGTATATTCAATATCATTGGAAAAATAACAACACCTATTGTTTCAAAGACCACAAAACAAAGACAAATAGAGAGTACGGTGATGTTGAAATAGACACTGGATACTTTGCAAAACCAAGCACGACAACGGAAAGCACGATATTGTCTATACCTGCGATGTTGAATGTTGATGGCATTCCTTTGCCTAATCTTTGCGATATAACAGAGGAAGGTCAAAAGAAGGAAATAGATTATGGTGTTGTTTTGTGCTTGTGGAATGGATTAGTTACTCCACGAGCGGGAAGTGCGGGATATAAGGTATTTGAAGTAAATTCATTTGACGACAATACATTGACTAATATCAACAACGGCAACATATTACCAATTGCTTCTATTGATATTCCTTATGTTTCGCACTATTGGACGGAGACAGCACCATCATCTTGGAGTGTGCCTTATCAAAGCGTTTTTCAGCCCGAATTTGATTTATGCTATGACACACCGCAATTGCTTTATTACCCTGCAACTCAAACGACTAATAGAAATGTATATTACTCTTACTTTTATCGTTTTTGGCTTAATCTAATTGATAAAAACAGCATTATTTATGCAGTGAATGTTGCTGTTCCTTCGCACTTGCCGATTGAGTTGGATAGAGTGTATTATTTTGACAATAATTACTGGCTAATCAGCAAAGTATATGATTGGAATGTCAATCATATTGATTTAGCAAAGATTGAGTTTATCAAAATAATTGACACATCACTGATTGAGTATGGTAGTAGAGGTATTTTAGTGAATGAATTTAGCGAAACACCCGCTGGTGCTAATATCTTTGCAAGGACAATTGATGCTTCATCAATAACCGCTGAAAGTATTGCTACTAATGACTTTTCAGTGCATAGAATAAGACGAACAATAGAAAATTATTCAGGTGAGATAAATATCACTTCATTGCAGTATGAAGTGGAAGCAAGCGATATTCCTTTTGAATTGGCTATTCCTAATAGCATTTCGGTGGTTGGTATAGTTTATCGCATTGTAAATACTTTCAATAATCGTATTACTTTAAACTTAAATGGAAATACGCAAATTGCTCAAAATAGCGGTGAAAACGGGCTTTTGGCGAATGTAAGAAACACTATAAACAATACTTTCTCAATCACTTCATCATTAGGCGTTACGCAAGGAAAAATAATAATCAACATACTAACTATTTAAATAAAATATTATGGCAGACAAAGATGTCAAAATACACATAGGCGTTGAAGGTAGCGAGAATGCGGCAAAGAGCGTGGCTGATATCAATAAAGAAATAAAAGAAGCGAGACAGCAATTAGCACAAGCACAGAAAGGCACGAAAGAGTGGGAAGCGGCATTTAAACGATTAGCAAAAGCAAAATCTGAATTAAAAGATTTAAAGATGTCTATTGCTGCGGCAGGCAATAGTATTGACACATTGCAAACATCTATAAACGGCGTGGCAAGTGGCTTTCAGGCGTTGTCAGGCATTATCGCATTAGTTGGAACAGAAAATGAAGAATTAGTAAAAACAATGGTTAAACTGCAAGCGGTTAGCAACATTGCTAATGCTGTTGCAGGGTTCAAAGATTTGAATGCTGTATTTACTGCAATTAAAGTGAATTTACTTACTAATCCTTTATTCATTCTCGCTGCAATACTGACAGCAATTGGCGTTACTATTGTTGCATTAAAGGACAAATTTGAGGTATTTGGCAAAATTGTAGATGGCGTTGGAAATGCAATAAAATCAGTGCTTTCATTAGTTGGCTTATATTCTCAAAAGGTTGAAGCATTGAATAAGATGAATGATGAATTGACAAAGAAATACGAACAGCAAACAGCAACGATTGAACGACAAATGAAGATAGCACAAGCAGAAGGTAAATCTACTATTGAATTAGAGCGACAAAAACTGCAATTGCAAAAGGACTACATTGCTAATCAAATAGCAATACTGCGACTAAAAGAAATGGAAGGTAAGTTGAGCGAAGAAGATAGCAAAAAACTTGCTGACTTACGCAAACAATTGATTGATGTGGCAACTGAACAGAAGGTATTGGAAATAAGACAGAATAAGGAAATCAGCGAATCGGTAAAAAAAGAATTGGAAGAACGAAAGAAAAAATACGAAGAATATCAAAAAGCATTGCAAGAGAGAAGGAAAAAGCAATTAGAGGAAGAATTAAATGCACTTGAATTTGAAAAACAAAAAGCGCTGATTACCGCACAGGACAAGGAAAAGATAGAGATTGAATATGCGAATAAAAAACTGCAATTGATAAAGAATACTACTCTTATTGAGAATAAAGAGAAACTAAAAATGATTGATGAATTAAATAAAGAAATTGAGTTAATGAACTTAAAATATGCGAAAGAACAGCAAGATAGACGAGATGAAGAGCGGAAAAAAGAATTTCAAAAGACGATTGAAGCGGCGATGGAAGATTTGGAATTCAAAAAGAATGTGGATTTGATTAAATTAGAAATTGAACAAAAAAATAATGAGATACTCATTCAGCAAGGTAAATTGAGTTATCAGCAATTGCTTGAAGAACGATTGCAGTTAGAGGAGTATTATTTAGAGCAAAAGAAAAACATAATAGACAACAACGAACTATTAAGCGAACAGGAAAAGATAGAGCAGAAAAAGAAATTAGAACGAGAATATCAATTATTCAAACTCAAAGCAGTTGCAGATGCGAACGAGAAAGAGAAGCAATTGGCAAGGAAATTAGAGGAAGACAAAAGAAACATAAGAATGCAATTAACTTCTTTGTCTTTTCAAGCGATTGATAATTTAAGCAATCTTTTCTTTCAATTGCAGTTGAATAGAGTAAAGAAAGGTAGTGCGGAAGAGAAGGAATTGCAAAGAAAGAAATTTAATTTGGATAAAGGAATATCCGCAACCAAAGCTATCATCAATACAGCAGAAGCGATTACTAAAACACTAACAGCATTTGCATTTCCTTTGAACATAGTATTTGCTTCGCTTACAGCAGCTGCGGGTGCAGCTCAGGTAGCAAGTATTTTAGCACAAAAATTCCCCGAAAATGAAAGTGCGAGTGTATCTGCGAGTGTGCCTGATACAAGAGGAGGAGTAAGTGTAAATGTTGAAAGTGCTGAGCCCATAAGACCTTTATTGCCGCAAGGTGAAAGCACAGAAGGTATTAAAAAGACCGACAATCAAGTAATTAAAGCAGTAGTTGTTGAAACGGATATAACTAATACTCAAAGGCGAGTTAAAAGTATAATTGAAAGTAGCACCTTTTAAAAATGTTAGAGTAATCTAACTTTAAATTTAGATTTGTCTAAATTTTTTATTAAAGCAATTCTAATCTATATTTTGAAGGTATTTTTTTTTATTCAAAAACAAAAATTTTTGTATTTTTAAATCATTTTTGTTGTTTTAACAAAAAAATTCGTCTAAAAAAATAAGGCATTCGTCTAAACTTTTTGGGGTTTCGTCTAAAATTTTCAGCAATTCGTCTAAACGCACTTGCTTTTTGCTTCAAAATGTGCGTATCTTTGTAGCAGCAAAAACAATTAAAACTTACAACTATGGAAACAAAAGAGTTTAAAGAGTTTAAAACAAAGTATGACTATTCTGTTTATATTATTGAACAGAATAATATTGAAGAAATAACAATGAAAGAATATCTTGAAAGGTACTGGAATGACCATACTACTACGCCAGAAGGACTAGCCAATAGGACACAGATTAGGGCTATATTGGTGGGGAGAAATGGAGAACTTTTGAATTATAATAGATATGAAGAGAATTTAGATCCTGAATACTATAAGAATGAAGAAGATGGATGGATACCAGAGATTAGATATGGCACCTTTACTTGGACAGGTGCTTGGGGTAATGGTCCTTTTGTATGGAATGGGGATGAATACGATAGTTGGGAAGAAGCTTACGAAAGTATATTAGATAAGTTTTACCGTGATTTTCAAACAAAAAGTGCTAATGTGCCTATACCTTATTTAAATAAAGAGGATGCAGAGGATGAACTAAAAGAAATTTTATTTTTTGAAAGATATGGATATTATCCAACAAAAAATGAATTAGACAAATTAACTATAGAACAGATTTTAAATGACTATGATGAATAATTATTCAAAGCACTACTACTATTAAGTGGTAGTGCTTTTATTTTTTATATTATTTTATCACGCATTGCGTATTAAAAAATAAATTCATTAACAATTTAAAATATGAAACAAAAAATCTTATCTATAATAGAAAAAAGATACGGCTCATACACACGCCGTATCGTCGCCGCTCAACTCACTGATGAAGGTGAGTTGGTGGCGGAATTCAAACGATATAAAATAATCAAAAACCCCGCAGTTGAAGAATGCGGACTGCGGTGGTATAAGTTTAAAGATGAGTTTATTGAAGAGCTGAAAAGAATAGCGAAAGAAAATGGTATAGATATCAAAATTGTTTAAAAGCCCTGAAAAATCAGGGCTTTTTTGTTTTAAATTCTTTGTAACAATATCAAATAAAAATCTTGATTGTCAATATCTTTTACTTTATTCTTATACATTGTCTTAATCAATCGCTTCATTTCCTCTACTGAATACCCTGTATCAATAGCCGCAATGAAGTCATTTATCTGCGATATTTTTAGCGTTTTTATTGCAATTATTTTTGCAAAAAACATTGTCCCACCTTTTAATGTTATTTCATAAACATTGCCAATCTTGTATTTTTCGCTTTTCAATCTTAATGTAGTGAAGCATTTGCAATTGAGTTTATTATTCCAATTTTGAGAAAAATCAATCTTATCATTCATACGCCTAAAAATTTTGTTAGAGTAATCTAAATTTAAAGTTAGATAAATCTAAATTTTATTTTGCGATTATTTTCTTTGCAAGTTTTATTGCCACTTTAATCGGTAAAAATTCATCAAAAATATCAACTTCAACCCCTACACAATCTGCGGCTTCTCTTATAGTTAAATCGGTTATGCAAATGTCGTTAGTTGATATTCCATTGAACGGGTTAAAGCAAATGCTTTCAAATTTATTTTTTCCCCTATATCCTAAGTTAAATCTAATGTTGTTACTAAATAAACACTTATTTGTTTAATAGTTTTAGTTTTGAATAATTGTTATTATCGTAACATTCTTTACACACTATAACACTTTTTACAATATAAAGAGCTTGTATTAACAGATATATGTGCTTTTCTTTTTTACATTCACAATCTATTTTACCTATAAGGTAACTTAAACCACTTTTTTTGATATATTCTTTTAACTTGTATTCTTCATCTATAACTTCAATTGGCAATTCTTTATAATTCATACGCCTAACATTTTTTTTAGATTTATCTAACTTTAAATTTAGGTCAATCTAACCTTTTATCAATGCAAAAACATCGCCCTTAATACGCTCATAGTGGCTATCAGTAAATCTTTTCTTGTGCAACAATACTTCCAATACTATCTGCTCAAAACTCTTGCCATTCGCCTTTTTTGAAGGGAATGGAGTAGATATAAGATGAACAATATCTATTTTGTCTTTGTTGTGCAATGATGCACGCTCTTGCGATTGTAAGAATGTAATCGCAGAGAAATCTATATTAAAATAAACAATCGCTTCGCATTCAGGAAAGGTTATTCCTTCACGCATTGATGTCATCTGTGCTATAAAGTGCTTATCACTTGTCTTTGCAATGCTTAAATCCTCCGTAACCTTGTCCTTCAAGTGTTTCAAAAGCATTTCTCGTTCTGCTTGATAGTAATAGTAAATTAAAATCTTTTTATACTTTTGCATTAAATCTTTCAATGCTTCAACCTTTGCTGTTGATACTTCAATATATGTTTTATCATCTTTATAGACAAAGCCTCCGCACAACTGCCGTATAATCTGCATTTCACGGCTATTATTATCAGCATAGATGACATTATCTTTTATTGCTAATGTTTTTGTGCTAATCAATTCGCTAATCAATTCAGTGATGTTATTTTTTGTCTGATATTGAATAAAATTTTTTTGTGTTTTAATTCCCGCTTCCTCTTGCGATACTACTACGAATAAATACTCTAACGATTGTAAATACTCTTGCCTGCAATCGCTGTAATCCTTGATTACTTGCGTCGCATTCACTCTCTTTTCTTTTACATTGACAAATTCTTTCGCAAATATGTAGAAATTTTTATGCGTTTCTTTGCCAACACTCCATAGTTGATGATATAAGTCACTGTAGCTTTCGGGCGTTGGTGTGCCTGATAACAATATGATGTAAGGATTATTCCCCTTACTTTTATTATTTAATACGATATTCCGCAATGCTTTTTGTCGTGAGTTGGTCTGCGGGAATGCCTTGAAATTGTGGGCTTCATCAACGATTATGCAATCATACATTTGATTACTAAACTTATTTATCGTAGTAGGATGATGAGTTGAAATACTTAAATGCATTTGAAACCCGCATTTATCAAGCGTTTCAGCGAATGCTTTTTCTACATTTTTGTTTGAGCAAAGAACTAAAACATTCTTACATTGCAATTCATTAGCAATACTTAAAGATGTAATTGTCTTGCCTGTTCGCATTCCCATTGCGAGATAGACAATGCCGTGCTGTTGCAGTATTTCTTTTGCTTGATTTACTGCTTCTCTTTGATATTCGTATAGTTGCATAATTCTTTATTTAATTCATATTCAAAACACCACTTGCTCTTAAAATGTGCATAATAGTATTTTTTTAATAACTTCATCGCATTGTTCTTTCTCCTGAATTATCAAGTATTTCACGCCGTTCATTTCGCATATACTTTGAAATATCTTTTGTGCTTCGCTTTGTCTCCCTTTGTTTGTTTTGAATTCAATTAAATATACCCCTTTATGAATAACCATTACATCTGCAACACCTCTTTTTGATGTTGCAATTAACTTTACGGCGTAAATGCCGTTCTCACGGCACTTACGCATAAAGTATGATTGTATTTCTTGTTCTTTCATAAATTAAAAGGGGAAATCATTCGGTTCAACAATATAATCATCCCTTTGTCCTTCTGCTTCACCTGTATTTTCAAGCGTTGCAGATGATTTGAGTTCGTTTGCTATTTCACTGATAAATGGGTCAATTACTATTTCACCAGGATTGAAATAAGAATAATTGCCAAATTTGTCTAATCGCATTTCTACTTTTTCGTCTTGGTAAGTCAAGTATATTTTTTTCTCACCATCGTTTTTCTTTGCGATTTCTAATTTAACCGAATTGTTCTTACTTGTCGTAAGAGTAATCACTTGTCCTTCTTTGAATTGTTGAACGCTTGATTTATCAAAGAAATAAACATATTCAGTTTCAGGTTCTTCAAACTTTTTGACTTTAATTCCAATGTAGTTTGAGCCATCTTTTCTCTTGCCAATCAAGAGTTTTGCTTTGTTGATTTTCATAGTTTTTGATTTTTAAGGTTATTGATTTATTTTATTTATTATACACTTTGAAACTTTTTTATTTCCCAAGTCATAAAGCAGGAAGTACTCTTTCCCGCATTTATCAAGGAGTTTGGCGGCTGTTGGACTATCTACGATTACTACATCGTCTTTTAATCCGCCAAACAATTCAACAAATATCTTTTCTCTTACACGCTTCAACATCTTTTCCCCTTCAAAAATAACATCCTCTTTCGGCATTTGTGCTAAATGATAGAAGTCAAAACGATTGATATGCAATTGCTTCAATAAATTGCAATCTTTTTTTATTTCAAAGTTCATTAAAATATAAATAAGCAATTGCTTTTTGAAGCACAACGCTCCACGCATTCTTTTTTTATTAAACGATTTTAATGCTTCTACATCTTGCGGTGTCAAGCATTCTGCAATCGCAGTGTTGATGATGTATTCCGTAAAAGTGTCTCTGTCTTTGAATTCATATTCAAGCATCTTACCATCAACTTGTTGATGATAGAAATATGGTATCTTTCTATTTTCTTTTCTCATAAGTGCCTGTTTTCAAGAAATTTATTAGATTGATTATATCCTCAACAATCATCGCCAAAGCCACGCCTGGCAGCATTGCCAAGCGTAGCAAGGCGATTAGTAGTTGTTGAAAAATATGTTCTAACATAAGTGCAGTTTTTTAATCGTTGATTGATAAAATAATTTGAACGACTCATATCTTTCATTGAATTGTTGCAGAAAATTTTCATCTCTAACTATTGAATACTCAACTACCCTGAATTCATTGGGTAGAGAAGCAATCACTTCATTTGTCAATTTAAGTGTCTCTAATGCTTTATCGTAATCTTGATATTTATACTCCAACGCTCTTGCTTGTTTTTCAAGCAAATAATCGGGCGTAGGCATTAGAACATAAAATACCTTTGCTTTGTCTCTGTTTGTCAGCAACATATAAGTTTGCAGTTGATAGTAATACTGCTTTGGCATTTCGTCCTGTGTAATGTTTTTTAAATGCGTCTCTACATCAAACGAATTCTTTATATCAATCACTTCATCATTAGTGATGATATCGGGAGTGCCTGTAATTACGCCGCCGTCGTAAGAGATGTAATTCTTTTCATAATTAGTGCCTAATGCTTGATTTACAAATGCGATGCTTTCATCCTCCATTATTACTCCCTTCTCAACATATCTACTTGTCCATTGTCTCAAAGCCCCGATTTCCCTTGCTATTATTTGATAGCAAAGGGTCTTTGTTGTCTCGCTTAATTCACCTTTTTTACGAGCATCAGTGAATAGCATATACATCTGCGAAGCCCGTATTTTCGGTCTTTCAGGAAGTTTGGTTTCAATCTTTGAACTTTGTAGTGCTTCGTTTCTTATTTTTTCAAGATCTTTGAATAATTCATTTGTGTTCATAGTTTTTGATTTTTAAAGTTATTAATTTTCTATTATTTCAAATCTTAATTCCCCTCCATCAAAATCAGGTCGTTCAATTAAAAGTTGAAGATCGTTCTCTTTCGCCCATTTTAGCACCGCTTCCATATTTTTTTTATCAAGCGGCGAACAATCAAAATATAAGGTCTTTAATTCTTTTAGATTTACTGATGATAGCATTAAAGATACTATGTATAACTCACTCTTTGAAAGATGCTTATCATCAACGGGGAAGCCCTTAAAAAACACGCCTTCGGGAGTTATCTTTATTTCAGTTGGTAGTTTAATTGATTGTAATTTTTGTTTTATTATATTTTCTAATTTTTCTATTTCTTCGCATATTTCATCATATTCCGCAACGCTGTTATCATATTCTTTCTTATACATCAACGCTTTGTTTTGTTTTTCTTTTAATACTTCTGCTTCTGATATTATTTTGTCTATATCAGTAAAATCAGGCATTGCAGGGATTTCTATTTGTTTTTCTAAACCTTCTATTTCCTCAATATTGAGCGTCTTATATCCGCCTAATTCATTTAATTGTTCTTTTAATTCAATACCTTTTTTCTTCACTGCTTCTGCAATATCTATAATATCATCTTTGTAGTTTAATTTATTTAATAATGCATAAACATTACGCAATGTTTCTATGTCTTGCTCTATATTTTTAATCTTTATATTATGTTCGTCAAT